GACTATTAACGCGGATGCGCTTGGGCTCGGGGCGTCGTGGACGGTCAAATACGCGCTGCTCAATGATGCCACCGGGGAACGTCACGTCCTGACTGGCGCACTGGTCTCAAATGAGACGGACATTTACGAATTCTCGGTAACCGCCGCCGACTCGATGACGTGGAGTGTCGGCTCCTACCGTTACCTGCGCATCATAACCGACGGCACCGAGCGCATGGTCGACGCGAACCGCGGACTGGTGCAGGTCTTCCCGGATCCGGAGGGCGACGACGCTCAGTCATTCGACCAGAAAATGGTCACGGCTTTACGCGCCGCCCTACTCGGCCGCGCCACCGATTCCGAGCAAGCCTTCCTTGAGGCTGCCACCGTCAACGGCGAGTCGGTTTCGCTTCTCACCCTGCCGGAGCTCCAGACATTGCTCCGCGAATACGAGCGCCGGGTAGCAAAAGGCATCGCAAAAGCACGAGTGGAAGCAGGCAAGAAGTCGCGTCGAAATATAGTTTTTAGATTCTAAAGTCATGGTCAACCGCCCACAACCAGCCAAGAAAACAAAGAAACGCTACGCATCCGGAGAACAAACCCGGATCCTCGCGGACTGGGCTCTCCAGGATCTCGACGCCGACGGCATGATCCTCCGCGACGCTGGCCGCACCCGCGCCCGGTGCCGTAGCCTGCGCCGGGACAACCCTTACTTCCGCCGCTTCCTCGCCGAGCTTTCCGCCAACGTCATCGGCGCCGATGGCATGAAGCTGAAGATGAAAGTGAAGCGCGGCAACCGTGGCCGCGCAGCCAACCGCCCAGACGAGCGAGTCAACAAGATCATCGAGCAGGCGTGGAACGACTTCAGCCGCCCACAGAACTGGGACGCCGCCCGGCAACTCGGACGGGCTGAGTGGTCGAGGCTGGCAGTGCAAACGATCGCCACGACGGGCGAGCTTCCGATCCGGCTCATCCGCGGCTTCTCGAAAAACCCCTTCCAGTTCGCGGTCCAGGGGCTTGAGCCAGACCACTTGCCATTCTCGTTCGACCGCGACGCAGACAACGGCAGGCAGAAAGTCCGTGGCAGCGTGGAGACCGATACCTGGGGCGAGCCAGTCGCCTATCACGTTCTCAAATCGCATCCTGGCCGGGACAATACTTTCTGGAACAACCACAGCGACGCCGAGAAGATCCGCATCCAGTCGGAGAGCTGGAGGACGGCCGCTGGCGAACGCTCATCGGATTCAATGATACTCGCATTCATGCGCGAGGAGTGGGGACAGACTCGCGGCATGTCATGGGCCAGCACCGCACTCAAGATGCTTCGGCAACTTGGCATGTATGAGGAGGCCGCCGTGGTCGGGGCGCGGATATCGTCGAGTAAAATGTTCTTTATAGAGCCCAGCGAGCTCACAGCTGAGTATGGCGAGGAGGAGGAGGATGAAGCACTCAACGGCGCAACCTACATGGACGCGCAACCGGGCAGCGGCCACAAACTTCTACCGGGCGAGAAAATCAGCAGCTGGAACCCGCAAGACCCAAACGGAAACTACGAGGCATTCAGACGCGGGATCCTACGCGGCATCTGCTCCGGTCTGCTTTGCAGCTACAACATCGTCGCCGGTGACCTGGAATCGACCAGCTACAGCTCGCTGCGGCAGGCCGTATTGAGTGAGCGCGAACTGTGGAAGACTATCCAGTCTTGGTATATCCAGACCATCGAGGAGCCTATTTTCCGCGGCTGGTTGGAGATGGCTTTACTCTCCGGCGAGCTTCCGATCTCCACCGAAGAATACGAGCGAGTTTGCTGCCCGCAGTTCGAGGGCCGGAAATGGGACTGGATCGACCCGGCCAAAGACATCCGCGCCGCCCGCGAAGAAGTGGAGCTCGGCACCGATTCACTGCAAGGAATGGCCCGGCGCCGTGGTCGCGACCTGGGCGACATCGCCGAGGAGATGCGCGAAGACGCAGAGCTTGCCAGGGGCGAGGACGATCAGGAACCGCTCGGCTTCTCGTCCGCTTTCCTGCCTGAGCCAGAGGCAGAGCCAGATCAAATATCAGAGCCCAACGAACAATCGCCAACTGTAGCGAACGACTAATCTATGACCTTTAATTTACACATGGACGAGATCCGCAAAAATTCAGAGGCGCTGACTACGCGCGAAGCTCCCGTCATTCTGGAGCGAAACGAGGACAGCGAGAGCACAAATATCAGAGCCGTATTCGCCACCGATGACCCGGTGCCGATGTATGACGTCGAGCGCTGGGCATTCGTTCCGCAGACCCTCCGGATGGATGGGCTGGAGAAAGTCGGACAGGTTCCGATGCTCGACAGCCACCGCCGCGAAAGCAATGCCGACGTCCTTGGATCCGGCCGCGAGATCGAGGTCGGCGACAACCGCATGGTCGGCAGTCTGGTCTTCGACATGGACGACGAGCGTGCCGTCGCAGTCGAGCGCAAGATCCGCGCCGGTCACATCACCGACGTCTCTATCGGCTACGAGGTGCTGAAGCAGGAGCACGTTGCACCGCGCCAGACTTCCAACATCGCAGGCCGCAGCTACGAGGGCGGCGAGCACGGGCTGAACGTCGTCACCGCATGGCGAGCCAAAGAAATTTCCCCAACGCCGATCGGGGCAGACGTGGCCGCGAAAATTCGCGAGACGGCTGCTCGGTCGGCAGGATTCCAATCGGTCGAAGAGGCCGAAAAAGCAACGGCAGAAAAAGCCGAAAGAAAATCACAACCAACCATAGACAACAATATGTCCAACCAAACGAGCGCAGATGCGCCATCCGTAGGGGAGCAGGCGCCCGCCAGCTCTGAAACTCGAAGCGCGCCGATCTCGGCCGTTCCGTCTAATGACCACGACCGCATCCGCGAGATCCAGGCACTCGGTGCTCGGTTCAAGCTGCCGGAGGAGGAGATTGCAATCGCTGAACTTGATGGCGTTTCAATTGAAGACTTCCGCAAGCAAATCAGCGCGCAGATGAAGACCCGCTCGACCGACTCGATCGAGACCAGCGCACCTGAAATCGGACTGACTCGCAAAGAGGCAGGATCGTTCAGCATCCGTAAAGCTCTGCACGACATTCGATTCCGCGGCGGACTGCAAGGCTTCGAGGCCGAAGTTTCGGCAGCAGCAGCTGACCGCTACGAGCTCGACCGCAGCCCGAACAGCATCCACCTCCCGCACGACGTTCTCAGTCATCGTGACCTTGAGGCCGGAGTCGCAGGCGAAGGTGGAAACCTCGTTGCTACCGACTTGAGCTCTTCGATGATCGACATCCTCCGCAACCGTCTCGTCACTGTCGAGGCCGGAGCGCAGATGATGACTGGACTCCAAGGCAATGTAGCCATCCCAAAATTAAGTGCTTCAGCGACCGCCGCATGGATCGACGAGGAAGGGACTACAGCGGACACCGCGCAGACATTCGCGCAGGTGACCATGTCCCCGCAGAGACTCAGCGCCCGGACGCTCTTCTCCGACCTGCTGGTCAGGCAGAGCACATCGAGCGTCGAGACCATCGTCCGCGATGACCTCATGCGCCTGATCGCTACCGAGATCGACCGCACCGTCCTTCACGGAACCGGAATCGCTCCCGAGCCACTCGGCATCGACGGAGAGACCGGCATCGGCGCTGTCACGTTCGGAGCAGCAGCTACTTTCGCAAAGATCCTTGAGTTCGAAAGCGATGTGTCGACTGCGAATGCCGACTTCGGCACCATGAGCTGGGTTACAACTCCAGCCGTGCGAGCAGCATGGAAGGCGATCAGCAAAGACGCTGGCTCCGGTCAGTTCCTCTGGTCCGACGACAACGTCAACGGCTACCGCGCACTGGTGAGCAACCAGGTCGCTAGCAACGTGGTATTCTTCGGAAACTTCGCTTCGGCCATGGTCGGAAGCTGGGGTGGTCAGACGATCACTCTGGACAACGTGTCCCTCGCGGCTTCTGGTCAATTCGCTCTTACGATTAGCGGCTTCTACGACGTCGCTGTCCGCTACGGCGAGAGCTTCTCGGTATCTACCGACTCAGGAGCACAGTAAACAACTCAAGTCCTCCTAACGGAGGCAAACCCCGCCCGGCTGGTAGCTCATTCCAGCCGGGCGGGACACTTCCCCAACCACTTTAATATCATGACTCAGTTCCACACCATCCGCATCGTCCGCGCCTGCGTGGTCAAC